GCCTCCTGTCGTCGGACGCCCTTTGCCTTCGGGATCTCCTCGTCTACGAGGTGGCGCACTTCCTGCGCGTCTTTGTGCTCCTCCTTGTTTGAGGGCGGATGCTCGCCTAGCAAGCTCTGCGAGACGGACTTGAACAGGTCGCCCGTTCCAGGCAGTGCCGCCGCGATTGGGTCCGCCACCAGTGAAATTGCTTTTTCTGCCAGTGGAAGCACCATTTCGGTTACCGAACTTAGCGCGCCCCCCATCCATGGGAACACGCTGCTTAATGGGAGTCAGCAGCGTTAGTGAATCCTCAGTGTGTCCGATTGCCATTCCTCGTTCCTCACCGTGGTTGGGATCAACAGCCCCGTGTACAATTTTAGAAGTGCCGCATCTGACAGAATGTCCTTTGCCAGTTCCCATTCGGGCCTCCCCTTCAATTGTGGTAATTCGCGCTCGCAAACACGCACGTACTCATCTCTCACGCCAACGATGTCCGATCTCAGTGTTGAGTCGGCCCAAGTTACGTTCCTTAGAGCACTGATGCGCTGTGCGTGTCGAATGCATTCCTCCGCCTTGTCCTCCAAACGTTGCCCGCCTTGGACTAAGGCATCAAGCTGTCTCTCCCAGTCAAGCTTGAACGTGATCCACCGAAAAGGTGAGTCCATCACGAAGTACTTCATCGCACAGAACGTGGAATCCATGACATGGTTTCCCTCCAAGGGATTTCCTTCCAGCATGACCCACAGCCCATCGCACAAATTGTCGCAAAGTGACTCGCCGACACCCTTGCCATTGAGTTCCCACCAAATCCTCGCATCCTCACAGAGTGACAGCCGAATGTCATCTCCCATGATCATTCCCCTGTGCCAACTCCAGAATTGCGCTGCGGTAGGCTCTTCACCCCGTTTCAACTTCTCGTAACCGTACGCGAATGTGATGAAGTAAAGTGCCATAACAGAATTGTCAGCGGCCGTGAACAAGTGTCCCGACGGCTCGCCTCCGCGTCCCTCACCACCTTTTCAAAAGGCGTGCATCCTTCCAAACAGGTCAGGAATCAAAAATGGGCACTCCGCTAGACCCAGGTAGAGCGTGTTCATTCGAATCCGATTGTGCTCCGTACGCTGGTCCTTGCGCAGTGCTTCAAAGTGCAGCTCCGCTAGCCACAGCAAATCATCCAGCCTGATCGAAGCTTCCATCTTCTTGACATCAAAGTCGTAAACCCAGTCGACTGCACCACTCCATGTGATCCAAT